AACTCCTTCCTCCAAGTAGTATACCCCCGACAGACTTTGTTCGCGGTTTGGAGGAGACTTCCTTTGGGAAAATACGTGTATTCCAAGCGATAAACTTCGAAGGCCTATTTATTATTCGGAAGTACTTCCTCGGGTTGGTGGCGCTATTGCAGCGCTTCAACACGCTAAGCTGCATAGCCGTTGGGTTGAATTGCTTCAGCAAGGAGTGGCAGGATTTATACCGCCACATGCGTCCACCTGATTTTTCTGACAGGGACGTTTTCAACCACATTTGTGGCGATTTCACCAACTATGACCAGCGAATTAGCAATTTCCTTCTGGAGGCAGCCTGGAGTGTTTTAATTGACCTCCTCAAAGAAAGCGCTGGATTTCGTGAGTCTGATGATAAGGGTGGACTGCTGCGGTTGTGGTGGAGTATTGCTGATGGTGTTAGCAACCCATTTACATGGTTTTTCGGAGACCTGGTCCAATTGAGTGGTACTAATCCCTCCGGACATCCCCTGACGGTTATTTTAATGGCATAGTTAATTATTTTTATATGTTGTATGCCTTTCAGCAGATTTATCCTGATCGCAACTTTGATGATTTTGTGCGTATAATGACATATGGTGATGATAATATTTTGTCAGTTCACCCGAGTTGTGGTGCATACAATCAAGTGACTATCACACACGAATTAGCGCAAATTGGGGTTATATACACCGACTCTGAGAAGAAAGCTGTTGACGAGCCTTACGTTACTGAAATGACTTTCTTGAAGCGCAAATGGAAGTCTATTGAGCACTTGCATAATGGAGAGGTACACGTAGTTTGCACATGTCCTATCGACCTCTCGAGTGTGAGTAAGATGTTATCCGTGGAGACGAAGCGAGCAGATGAATTTCGACGATTGCGCATAATTAATGTGCTATGCAGTGCCATGTTTGAGATGTTCCAGTTTGGGAGGCGTGAGAGTGAGCATTTCCGCGGGGTTGCTGAGAGTTTCATTAGGGAATACTCACTCCAAACTCAGTTTGAAACAATTTTGCCGCGTGGTTGGCCTAATTATGATGAGTACATGGATTGTTGGATTGGTGAGTCTATTTATCAGTGCACCATCGCTATGGAGGATGGCGATCTCGCTTTCACTAATGGTGAAAGCGAGGGTGACACTGATTAGAGACCCTTCTGGAACGGGCTGGGGGATCCCCTCCCCAGCCCATGTGGGGCCGATCGGCCCGATGGGGTACTAGGTAAAATCCGTCCTAGAGTCTTGGGTTGGTTGTTTGTCATCAATTGGGTTGGAAACCGATTGTTGGCATGCAACCATTCATATTTCGATTGTTCCCTTGGGTAATCCGTCGACGTGAGTTGTGCCGGCGGTTGGGGTTTGGGCTATAGCACCACCTTCTTTATCAAGCCCTGGGGTGCTGCCCATGTGAGGCCAGTTTTGCGGTGTTATGGAAGAACCGCGCTTTGTTTGGCATATGTCACATGTCGTGAACCAAAGAGACGCGTTGTGGGTAGTTTTACCGCGCATGATTATTACGGAGCATCATATTTTATGCGTAATGGATCCACAGCTCAGCAACCTGGGGCAGCCCCCCAAAACTCTTTTTTAGGAGCAGAGTGGTTTACTGATTGAAGTTCGATTCTGTGGCTTTGGAGTTAAACCACAGTCTTAAAGTGACTCGCCGAAATTGAACAACAAGTTACATTCGTTGATGCGACAGTCCCTGATGTCGCTATTGACTCTTTTGATCCAGTGGATGCTGGAATAACAGAGAATGGGATGGATATATCTCATTTCTTCGAACGACCTATACTTTTATCTACTACGGAATGGAAAGATGCGACATCATACTTTGCTACCTTTAATTTGTGGGCAAGTTATTTTTCGCATCCTACTATTTGGCCAAAATTGTTAGGTTTTTCCCGCATGACTGCCAATTTAGATGTTGAAATTCGGATCAATGGTTCACCATTTCGTTTTGGTGAGATTCTGGTTTCTTATAGGCCCTTGTTCTCCTCCGATTTAAGTGCGAATCTTTGTAATATGTCTGGCGGTTATATTCCTGAAGATGGGTGTGTTTCAACTGTGGTGGGCTTCCCTAGCGTGAACCCTAGTTCAAATAGATTAACTCTCGTTGCTCGGTCTCAACGTATGCACACATTTCTTAAAGTTTCTTCGTCCACAGGTTCAAAGATGGTATTGCCATTCATTTATCCCTATGAAGCTATTCGTATGACCAGTCTGCAGTATGATCCAGCAGTGGCAGCAGAGGTGACTAATATGAAGAATACGACCTTTTATAAGTCGCTTGTGGGGTTGGGGACATTAACCATGGAGAGTTTATCACCTTTAGTGAACACACAAACCGCCTCTACGACGGGTGTGACGATTGATATATTCGTACGTGCTTCTAACGTGCGTGTGTGGATGGCGTCTGGAACCGCAACTTACAAACCGCAGGGGAGAGAAGAAGGTAAAGGTGTGGAGTCCGTGAAACCCTCTGTAATCACCTCTGCTATCGCTTTAGGAGCTCGAGCATTTACTCATATTCCAGTCATCGGACCCTGGGCCACTGCTGCTTCAATGGTGGCTGATGGTGTGACTAGTATATTGCAGTTCTTCGGTTTTACGCCTCCCCCTCTTGTGTCTAATGCAATGCCAGTTGTTGTACATAGCGCTTTCAATGAGTGCTCTTTGACTAAACCGCGGCATTTAACAAATCTGGGTTTGGACCACAACAATCAGGTTAGCATTGATCCTGGTATTTGCGGTGGTGATCGACGAGATGAGTTATGTTTCGCTTCGTTTGTGGAGAGGCCTACAATTTTAGGCTTATGCTATTTTGGTGCCAATTTGAATGTTGACGATTCTATTTTTATCTTACCAGTGCACCCTATGCTAGGTCTGTCAGACAATCCCGCTACTCCCACTGGTGTGTTGCCATACTTGACTCGAATGCAGTTGACTCCTGCGGCCTTTGCAGCGATGAATTTTCGTTATTGGAGAGGAACGTGCGTGGTGCGGCTGCACGCCATAAAGACACAATATCATAGCGGGCGATTGAGAATCACATGGGAACCTGAAATTGCCGGTTCTACTTCAGCAGCGACAACGAATATGTTGACTGTTACAGAAGGTTACCAGCAGATGGCAGTCTGGGATCTGGGAGGTGCTGAGGACATGGTGTTTAAGATTGGTTTTGGCGCCAGGTCTGGGCGATTAACAGTGCCACCTTCATTGCAAAATCCCGCTTTCTCCAGTTTGTCTACTGGTGCCTCTTGGGCGGCAAATACCATTAGTTCCTTGGCTTTGTCTAATCCATCGTATATTTCGGACAATTACTTAGATTATGTCAATGGTTTCTTCCGAATTTCGGTGGCCAATCGACTACAGGGGCCCAACGTGTCTGATCCAATTCCCATCGTGGTGTCTTGCCATTTTGAAGATCTCCAGTTGTATGATCCGCTGGAGTCTTCTTTAGATGCTGTAACCACCAACAATCTGACATATTTGTCGACTACTAACTATGACACTACTGGCTGTTATGGTGGGAGTAATGGAGTGTTGAGTTGTATATCTACACGTGCTATTTTGCCAGAAACTTTTTATCCGCAAGGGATGGATGCAACTGATGTGGTGCATGTTTTTCAACCCACTACCTCTTCGCCGCCATTGGTCTATGAAGGCGAGGTCGTTGCCAGTTTGCGTTCACTAGCTCAGAGGGAAACATATTATGATACGTTACTCTACGAAATCCCACAGATATGGACGACAGCTAAGGCTTGCGCCGCTTCAAAGAGCGTTGCCCCGTGCATTATCAACACTATTTTGCCTTGGCGCCCATCATGCTTTGGGACTGTGGGTCCTCATAGGAGCTCAACTTTTACAACGGATTCGACTGCACCAACTGTGACGATCAGTGCTAGAGATTATTACATAGGAATGCAGAGAACGCCTCTGTGTGTATTGTTGCAAGAGTGTTTCGTTGGTCAGCGCGGGTCGTACAATTGGAAATTTAAGTCTGGGCCAAGTTTTGGAACTAAGATTAAGGAAATATATGTATCTCGCTCTAACAATGCAGATCCATACCTTCGCAGTGGCTCCTTTCCGCGTGGATCGTCTCTGAATCCATTGCTCGGAACTTATCTTCCTGATGCAACCAATTTAGGGTTTGCATATGCGACGGAGAAGCGCTCCACGTTGTCGGCTTTGGCATATGACGCGGGCACTAATGCCACTTGGACTGGGATTGCGGATTGGAACAGCTCTAAGGGCGTGCGTGCTAATGTGACTGCAAAACTTGCTTCCCTTCGATTTCTATTGAATTCACTTATGCCAACCTTTGCCAGCGGTGCGATGTCAGGTTACGGGGAAGACACAGTCGGTATCAGATTTCCCTATGCTTCCTTAATGAAATTTTTGCCTGGAAGTACTACAGGCTGGATTAATCCACACTCTAATGGGGAATTGGCATCGAATTTGAAGGTGACTATTATCACCAGCGATAATGCCACAGCGTCCACAAGTACCTTGGGAGCGACTGGTGTCAACGCTGCTGATGGTAGTGGGTGGCGCACAGTTAGTGGGTTGCCGAGTCGCAGTTTCGTGTCGGTTAATGTATGTGTTTCTGCAGGTGATGATTGGTCGGTTGCCAACTTTGTCAACGTACCTGCATTATATATGCAGGCTATACCGGATGGGCAGATCAATGCGCCTACTCAAGCCAATGCCTAGAGCACGGTTGCATCTTAGTGGGGGATAAAATCCCTTTCCCCACGTTCATGGGTCCCGATGGAGTGATTCCATCCATCGGGTGCGGTTGGGGCGTGCCCAACAATTTCTTTACCCTGAATTTGCAAAAAA